CACAAACACGATTGAGGCGCTTGAGGCAACTGCCTTTGGAAGTACGTCACGGTCATTCGTTGGTGGGCTTGCAAACCAAGAAATTACTTTGGACTTGTACATGTCCTATGCGGCCACAGAAACTTTTGCCACTCTTTCAGCATTGGTTGGAACGACCACCACAGTAAAGGTTGCGAGTACTGACGCCGCCTTGACCACTGCTACTGCCACGGCCCCCCGTTTTGAATTGGTGGGTTGCTATTTAGAGGCGCTTCCGGTCATAAACGCAACTATGGGCGAGTTGTCAACCATTTCCATTACTTTCACTGGTGGCGTTTTGACCACCGTTGTTTCCTGACATAACCACCAACAGCAAAGGCCCGACATGCAACTAACACTTAGAGTCGACCAGGGCGAAGGCCCTGTAGAAGTAAGCACCAACCTTTTCACGATTGTTTCGTGGGAAAGAAAGTTCAAACGCAAAGCCAGCGACCTGGCAAACGGTATCGGCATTGAAGATCTGGCATACCTTGCACACCAGGCGTGCATGCAACACAACGTCATTGTGCCAATCGTTATGGACGATTTTATTAAGAAGCTGGTATTGCTTGAAGTTGTTAGCGACGAACCAGAACGCCCTACCTTGCCAGTACCTACCGATACGCTCTAGCCCAAGTTTTAGTAGCGACAGGGTACTGGCCACCTAATGTAGAGTTTGATACCAACGACCTAGCAACGGTCATTAAGGTCATCAACGAAAGCAGAAAATAGTCATGGCAACCGATCTAACTATAAAAGTAGATGGTGTCAAAGAAGCCGTTAAATATTTAAACCAGGTAGAGCCTGGTTACCGTAAAGCGTACGTGGCAAACATGAAACAGATTGCCACACCGATGACTAACGCTATGAAGTCCACCTATGACAACAACCGTTTACCTAGTGGCACAAAACGAAACTGGTCACCAGGTGGGCGCCAAGTTTTCCCTTTGACTGCCGCTAACGCTGTTCGTGGTGTAGGTGTTCGAGTTAACAACAAGAAAAAAGGCGCCGCCTTTTCGGTTATGCAAAAGAACCCTGCTGCCGCAATCTTTGACATTGCAGGCCGTGCTAACACCAACCCGTTAGGTACAGCGTTTAGCGCCAAGTTTGGTCGTTCCGCCAGCCGTGTTATCTGGCCAGTATTCGAAGCAAAAATTGCCGACCTAACGACCGAAGTTCAAAAAGTTGTTGAAGGTGTAATGGCTGAAGTCAACAAGAATTTTAAGGTGATGTAATGGCTATTTCAATCCCCATAATTTCAGATTTCAACGCTAAAGGCATTGACAAAGCCATACGAGAATTCAAGAAATTAGAAACCGCAGGAGAAAAAGCCCAGTTTGCTATTAGCAAAGCCGCAGTACCGGCAGGCATTGCTGTCGTTGCTTTGGGCGGTTTTCTTGTTAATGCCGCTAAAGGTGCTGAAGAAGCCAGGCAAGCAAACCAGCGCTTAGGCAATGTTTTAGACAGCATGGGTTACGCTGGCGCCACAGAACGGGTAGCAAATTACGCTGAGTCACTAGAGAAAAGCCTGGCTGTTGACGCTGACGTTATTAAGGCCACACAAACCAAACTTGCTACTTTTGGCAAATTGACTGCAAGTGTTAACGAGGCTGGCGGCGCTTTTGATCGTGCTACTTTAGCGGCGCTTGACATGGCCGCCGCAGGTTTTGGTTCAGCCGAAGGTAACGCAGTCCAATTAGGTAAAGCGTTAGAAGACCCAATTAAGGGCATTACAGCACTAGCCAAATCTGGTGTCACTTTTACCGAGCAAGAAAAAGAAAAGATTAAAACCCTTGTCGAATCGGGGAAAATTCTTGAAGCCCAAAACATGATTTTGGCGGCAGTCGAAAAGCAGGTAGGTGGCACAGCTGCTTCAAGCGCCTCAAGTTTTGACAAAATGAAATTTGCCTTGGCTGGTATATCTGACACTTTTGGTGAACTTGTGTTGCCCCATATTGACAAGTTTTCCAAGACACTTGCAAAAGCTTCTAATTTTGTGCAAAAGAACCAAAAACTGGTTGGCATACTTGTGCTTACTTTTGGTGGTTTAGCAACTGGAATTGTGGCCGTTAACGTTGCTATGAAACTTTGGAAAGCAACGACAGCTGCGTTTACCGCCGTTCAAGCCGCATTTAATGCTGTTATGGCTCTTAACCCAATTTTTTTGATTGTTGCCGCCGTTGTCGCAATTATCGCAATTCTTGTTGTATTGCAAAAAGAGTTTGGCATATTTGACGGTGTAATCCGAGTTGTCGGTAATGCTTTTGATGCCGTTTGGAAAGCCATTAAAACAGTTTTTGAATGGGTGACCGACAATTGGCCGTTGTTGCTTGCAGTAATTACAGGGCCTTTTGGTCTCGCAGTACTCGCAGTTGTTAAATTTAAAGACCAGATAACCGGCATCCTCGGCAACCTCATCGGCTGGATCGGCACAGCCTTTAAAAAAGTCACAGACCTCATCTTGTTTCCCTACATAAAAGCGTTTGAAGGAATCGTTTTTTTCAAAGACTTGGTTATCTCAATCTTTGAAAAACTTACAGAAATGGGCGGGTCAATCTTTGACAATGTTGGCGGTGCTTTCAAAGATGTCATTAACAAAGTTATTCAGTCATTAGAAAGCGGTTTAAACTTCGCTATTGACGGATTAAATTTAGCCCTTGATGGTATTGACAAAGCGGCTGGCCCGTTGGTCAACTTTGGAAACATTGACCGAATTGATATTCCTGAGTTAGCTGAAGGTGGAATTGTCACCAGCCCTACATTGGCTATGATTGGTGAAGGCCGTGGCCCTGAGGCCGTTATACCTTTGTCAAAGTTAAGCAGTATGGGCTTCGGTGGTGATGGTGGCGGTACCACAAACATCACTGTCAATGTCATGTCAGCAGACCCCAACGAGGTTGTTAGGGCGTTACAGGCATACAACCGCAACGTAGGCCGTTTACCCGTAAGAGTCCAATAATGGCTTACGGTTGGATTTTCCGATATGGCGCTGGGTTAACAGTTTTTACTAGTGACGTACTGTCATTTAGCGGTTTTGATGGTCGACAAAACTACAACGACAATTATGCCGGTGGGTCGTTCAATATCACAATTAAAAACAACACAAACCAAATAGTTAATTTTCCTCGTGGCACCGATGTTTACATAGTTTTAGATACAGGAAATGTCGCCTTTCAAGGCAACGTGTCAAACATTGACTACAACGATTACCCAGGCGGTACAGGTTTATCAACGGCAACCATTACCTGCATTGACCAAATAAGCAAGGCAGGCAAATGGCAACTTCAAGATTTTACTGGTTACACAGCAACCAAAACGGTTACACAAGCAAAAAAAACTAACGAATCGTTTACAGGTTTAAAAACTCCTGAAGTTTTAGAACTAACAAGTTTGGGCTTATCAGACGCTTCAGCTGTTGCCAGTTACAGCGGAACTATCCTAAACAGGCTTAATTTGTTATGCCAAACAGAAAAAGGTTTGTTACAAGCTAGAAGCGCCGGTATTTATTTTACGGCCCGTAACAACATTTCAACAACGGCAGGAAGCGTTTCGTTAACTAGAAGCACCGTTAGTACTACTACGATTGCTTACGAAAATTTTAAACGCACAGCTGTTGGCGACAACTTTTATAACCAGGTAACTGTTACCCCTGAAACTGTGGCCGAACAGCAAGCCAACAATACAACTAGCCAAACGTCTTTTGGTGTGGCCGGTTATTCGTTGACCACAGTTGACGCTTCAACTACGCAAGCCGCAGGGTTGGCTAGTTGGTTGGCAAATATGCAGGGCGACCCGACCACGTTGCGGTATGAAGTTACTTTTACTGACGCAGGTAACAACAGCACTGCATTTACAGATTTATTTCTTAACTTGCGTACTTTTAATGATGTAATGGTGTCTTTGCAATGGCAGGCCCAAGGGCAGTCGTTGCAGACAGTCAACACTATTTTTGAAGGTATGAATTATTCGGGTACACCGTCTGAGACTCGTATTACTTTGTATTTGAGTCCTAACGAGTATTACCAGTATTTCATTCTTGATGACGCAGTAAATGGTATTTTAAACACCAGTCGACTCGGCTGGTAAAGGAGAAAACATTATGGCAGAATTTGGATCGTTCACATCGGGCAGTGTTCTTACTGCGGCAGAATTAAATGCGGCGGGAGCATGGACATCGTTCACACCGTCTTGGACAAATTTGACAGTTGGTAACGGTACCGTTTCGGCGGCATATTCAAAGTTTAATAAAATCCTTTTTGTGCGTGTGTATTTTGACTTTGGTTCTACTTCGTCACTAACAGGCGCTTTGCAAATGACCCTTCCTGCGTCTTTGACACAAAACACGGCTTCACAAGAAGCAATTGGTCAAGCAGAAGTTACAAAAACAGGTGTCTTTGCTACTTTGGGCCTTGTTGCTGTCAATACTTCAACAACAGTAAAAATTCAAACTTGGCTAAGTAGTGGCACTTACCCTTCGGTAAGAAATGTTGAACCGACCGTACCTGTCGTTTTTGCGTCAGATACTAATGTCTCTTTTATGTTTACGACACGATTGGATTAATGATGATCACAGCAACATGCAAAAACCAGCCTTGCGGACAATACGACATTAACTACAATTTTTACGGTGACCCTGCAGAAGTCCAATGTGGTGAGTGTGGTGTTGACTGCGATTTGACCGACCCACAGCCCGACCCGATCAGACCCGAACCGATTGAGCCATGAAAACTCTTGCCGTGATCGCCGCTCTCGCCATTGCTTTAATGCTGGTCGTCACCAGTTGTAGTGACCGCACTAGAAACAACTGTAAAGAAACCCCAACAGCCCAAAGGTGCAACCAATGAAAAAGTACACAAACTCAGAAATCAAAGCCCGACTAATACTCATTGTGGGCATTGCTTTAGCCGTAGCGTTTCTAGGTTCGACTGCAGCTTTACTGTACGGCCTGCTGTTTGTTATCCAACCTTTAGAAGTCAGCCCCAATGACGAATCAGCCTGGGCGTTACTGTCACCGATGATGTTGTTTCTCACTGGGGCCCTGTCAGGGATCCTGGCAAGCAATGGGCTTAAGGACAAGGGAGAAAAAGACGATGGCAATTAGACCGTACACCGGCAACAAAGACGCCGTACACGCCGCCAAACGTGAAGGCACTAAAGTGTTTGTTGACTACTGTTGTTACCTATTTGGCGTCACCAACATAGGCATTTTTAACGACAGAAACATGGTTGGCACAACCCCACCAAAGAAGTCTGTGCATGCCACTTGGCGTGCTGTAGACCTTAAAGGCACCCCTGAACAACGGTTGAAACTGATTGACTTCCTATTTACCCACCGTGACATTTTGGGTATAGAAGAAATCCACGATTATGCAGGCACCTACAAAAACAACCCTAAAGGCTGGGGCGCTGGGTACCGCTGTGACCGTGACGCCTGGCGTGTGTACGACAAAAACACTATTGGGTCAAAAGGCGCCCAATGGGTACATGTCGAGGTATCGCCACTGCTGGCCGACCACCCTGACGTTGTACACCATGCGTTTAAAACTATTATGGGTGCTTGACACTTACCTACCGATTCGGTAGACATACCCCGACCTGACCCCGACTGAAGGACAAACCAAAATGAATGTGAAACGCTTTTTAGGGCTAGCCCTATTTACCTATTTGATGTGTGCGGCTTTCTGGCTAAGTAACCAAAAAGACACGCCACCCAAAATTGCCCCAGTAGTACCGGCAACAATTAGTCTGGGCGACTTGACCCCACAACAGCTGGTAGATCGTGCCGAAGAACTGACAACTACAACTACAACGGTTCCGACACAACCCACAACTACAGTTGCTTATGTCGACCCAGAAACCAAATGCCAAGAATGGTTGCCTGTTGCTATATCGGTTGGCTGGCCTAACAACACCGAAACCTTAGAGAAGCTAGGCAGGCTAATTTGGAAAGAAACACGGTGCCTAAACATTGGGTACCAGCACCCCAAATTTAATGGAAGTGACCACGGTTTAGTTCAGGCAAATAATATTCATAGGCGCTGGGCCGAAGAACTATTTGCAATGCCGTTTGAAGAGTCAATGTCTGACCCAACCCTAAACCTGCGTTTTGGTTTCTTGCTGTATGACGCCACCACCGAAGGCGGCGGTTGCGGTTGGAAGCCTTGGAAAATGTGCTAGCAAATGTTTAATGTTGACCGTCCCGACTGGCAACAATTAGCGGCGTGTCGAGGCATTGACACCAACTTGTTTTTTCCTAGCAACGCCCAAGAGTCAGCCCAAGCCAAAGCCATAATCAAACCGTTATGTGAAGCCTGCCCAGTATTCAAAGACTGCTACGCCTACGCCGTTTCATTTCCTGAAAAGGCTTTACAGGGCATTTGGGCTAACACCACAGACAACGACAGGCGCCGTATCCGCTACAGTGCCACACCGGTTGGCTATCGTACAAAACAACCCGACTAATGAAAGGCCCGACATGACAACACACGAAATGATTGCCGCTATCGCTAAAGCGGAAATTGCTATGAAAGCCGCCCAATGGCAAATAGAACGCCAAGCCGAAGATGTAACAGCTTTACGCAAAGCCTTGTTTGAGCTGGCTTATGTTGCTGAAGAAAACGGCATTTACCTATCAAATCTTACTAAGTCAACGCAGGACGCCATTGTGGCCATGCGTTTGGGTGGCTTCAAATGACCTGTGAACTATGCAAAATTGAACTAAGCACATTCGACATGCGTGTGCAAGACCTGTTGCAAGGTATCTGCCTAGCTTGTGGCAACGCTGGCGACTGGCACAACATGACCCCTGAAGAGTCAAGCCGTTGCCGGTGGCTTTTTACTTGGGCAAACATGACCGTTGACGAACGCAAGGCATACGACAGAAACAGGGGCAGCTGATGGACCTCTCAAACTATGTTGACGTACCAACACGGTTTGCTATGGCATTAGAACGCTGGCCTGAATTACGCATAGTGGAAAACCGACCCGAAATAATCACTATTGGTGACAAGGTTTTTATTGCTGTAACCGTTCAAGCCTGGCGTACACCGGACGACCAAATTCCTGCACAAAATACGGCATGGGAAATTTTCCCTGGGGCCACGCCTTTTACTAGGGGTTCCGAGATGATGAACGCCAGCACCAGCGCCCTAGGTCGTGTCTTGGGTTTCATGATGTCGTTTGGCCCAAAAATGGCTAGCGCCGAAGAAGTACGCAATCGGCAAGACACCAGCGCCCCAGCAACCCTTGTCAAACAGCCCCAAAATGTCCGTACACAGGCGCTAGGCGCAAATGCGAGCAA